ATGGATTCCGTGTAAACCTTACGCTTCCCGGTGATCGTGATGATCTTATAGGTAAACAGCGGCGGCTTGCTGCGGAGCCTTCTTAGTTTCTGCGCTTGAGCATCAGGCTTTTGTTCGACAATCTCAGTCTCATACTGGGATAGGGCCAAGCAGAAGTCCATATAAACGCATAGCTCTTGATTTACGTTAAGAAGCTCCATCGAGGCATATTGCTCTAGGGTAATCGGTACTTTTACAGATGAGAGTAGATTGCTCCAGCCCTCTCTATATTGAATGGCGTCGTCGTCGTAAAAATCCCTTGGCTTTGTTCTGCTCAGGGCGAAGGTTCGACCGTATATAAAGCGCCAGTAGAGATTAGGTGGCTGCCACATGTCATGATCATCTGCATAATATGAAGGGAAGAGACTCACTCCATCTCCATCATCTACAGCCATAACCAACCGCTTAGTTGATGGCGTTTGTCCAAGAGAAAGAGCGCTACCCCCTTCTCTGTATTCTATGACCGTCGTGGGGAATGGAGGCCGAAGGATGCCGGTATCGATGACAACCTCATCGCTTGCTTTGGGCAGGATGTAGCCGCCATGAGGAAGCTGAAAATGAATGGCGTTCGCCTGCAATCTTTTCCTGATCTTATTGAAATAAGCTGCACCCCTAGCGTTCTGTTTCGCAAACTTCTTTAGGTCATCACAAAACTCATCTGAAAAATAGCCAACGCTCATTGTAAAGTTTCCTTCTTCCCGTCATTATTTAACTGCTCCAGCGCCGCTTCAGTCGCGGCCATCATGGCGGCAAAACATAGCCGGATGCTGATGTCTTCAACCTTCCGGTCTTCATGCCACTGATCGATCACATGCAGCATCTCAAATGTCAGCGCATGGATCAGCGATAGCGGCACAACTACCGAATGGAACTCTTCGTCTTCCCCGCTGTCATCTTCCATATCGATGCCCTCTCTTCTGCCGTCAGGCCATTGGTTGTCTGAGCATCACGCATACCCACCTTCTTGGCAAGGCGTGATGCCTCTTGCCCGCAGATAACATTGAATGCCCACTGCGTCGGGTTATTGTAGCCGCGCTTGCGGGCCACACTGGCTAGAACCCTGAACTTCTTCTGCATCATATCTTCAGCGGTTTCAGCTTCAGCTTCGCCATCTCGGTGCGTCTCAACCAGATCCCCATCCACATGCTTCACGGCTCTGCCCATGACAGGATAAACGTGACCGCACATAGGGCATGTCGGTGTCGGCTTATGAACCGCGAAGCAGGCAGTGCATGTCCGGACAGACACGACCTTATCGTTACTCTTGCCGTTGTTCGCAACGAACCCATCAGCAAGGCTCCAGTCCCTGTCATCGTCAATGAAGCCGTGCCTTGCGGTGTTGCCTGCATGGTCAAGGATAATAGTCCTCTCCTTGTCGGGGTGCGGCCTGATCGCTCGACCGCATTGCTGCAGGAACAACCCAAGGGATTTCGTCGGGCGCAACAGGATCGCGACCTCAACGGACGGGAGATCGAAGCCCTCGCTCACTAGATCGCAGCTCGTCAGGATCTGAACACGGTCTTCCTCGAACGCTTTCAGAACAGCATCGCGCTCAGTATCATCCATGCCACCGTCAATGTGGCTGGCTGCGTGTCCTGCATTACGGAAGTCTTCGGCCACATCCTTGGCGTGCTTAACGCTCACGCAGAACGCGATTGCCTTCTTGCCCGGTGCGTACTTGCCATAGTGCTTGACCGCGCTGCCCGTAATGATTGGCTTGTCCATCGCGTCTTCCAGCTGCTTTGATACGTAATCGCCCATGCGCGTGCCCACAGAGCCCAGATCCGGTGCGCTTGGTGCATAGACCACGGCTTGCGATAGGAAGCCCTGAGCAGTCAGCTCTGCGACCGTAGGGCCCATTACCATATCATCAAACATCTGGCCCATGCCCTTGCCGTCGAGCCGCGCAGGCGTAGCCGTAACACCCAGCACACGGGCGGTCGGAAAGCCAGCAACAACCTTACCCCAGCTGCTGTCAGGCGTAAAGTGATGCGCCTCATCGCCGATGATCAGGTCGAACGGCTTCATCGTCTTCATGCGCCGCACCAGCGTGAACACGGATGCCACCACTACATTGGCAATAGGAATGCCCGGAGTGCCGCCAGCTAGGATAGCGTGCGATACGCCCACTTTCTTCAGTGCGCCGCTGATTTGCTTGAGCAGCTCACGCCTGTGCGCCACGATTAAGATACGCTTGTTGTTCTTCGCCATGCCCGCCGCGATGTAGCTGAAGATCACCGTCTTGCCCGATCCCGTAGGGGAAACGAGCAGGGTTTTCTTATGCCCACTGCGAAAGCTGTCGCGCACAGCCTGAACGGCTGAGTCTTGGTAGTCTCTAAGCTGAACCATATGTTTCCTTATGTGGCAGACTTCCTTCGCCCCGGCCTGCCAGCGGAGTCCCAAAGTGCCTAACGACACGACCGAAGTTGTTTTTCCTCTAGCAAGTGGCGCATATTGAGGCGCCGAGCCTCGCGCTCAAGGCCTTGAACCTTTCGTCGGGCAAGCTCCAGCTGCGTAGGCAGGATCCTGATTCGGTATTTCATGTATCTTAATTCTTCGTCGGTCATTTGCTTTCCCTTACTCTGCCCGCCAAACTTGCGTGGATGTCTTGATGTCAGTCGGCCAGCCCGTATCTTCAGTGAAGCTACGCTCCTCGAACAGAACCATATTCGTCGGTCGGATCAGCAGCCGATCACCCGTCGTTCGCATGAACATGAACTCTTTCGATTGCTCTGGTGCTTGGCTGAAGCCATCGCTGTGTGGGCAGGCGGTGAACAGGCAAGTCGCTCGGTCGTCGCCGTAGTCGTAACGCGCCTCTAGATTCACCAGATACTCGTATCGAATCAAATCGAACTGAGTGCCGTAGCAATCCCAGCAAGCCGCCTGCTGCAATGTCCACGAAGGCTCAGGTGTTGCGCTAAATGCCAGTGCATGTGGCGGAAGCCCTCTGAAGACCGCCCCACATTCCAGCATGATATGGCATCCCCACGCTCGGTCGGGCTCAGACCTTAGGGCGAACCATACCGCAGGCTCAAAGCCCTTACCTTCTTTGCGTATGAACGAGCTGTCCACATAGACATAGAGGTGATGCGGTAGGTTTCTGCTGCTCATGCGCCTTACTTCCGGCGCTTGAGAAAGCGGCCAGTCTTAGGGTCGCGCATGATAGCATTGCGCTTCCAGTGGTTAGCATCATTGACCGCCTCCCACAACAGGAACAGGGTAAACATTTGCACGCCAAACATTATGGCAATTAAGACTTCACAATAGTTCATTACAATTTCCCTTTCTTCAATTTCCTATAACGACATTCTACTGAAGCAATCGTTAGGCCCATTTGCTGCGCCATGTAGGCTGGCCTTAGCCCTTGCTGGTAATACTCCAGAAGCTGTGCATCTTTCTCAGGTGTCCATACTAATCTGGGCATTCTATTTTCCGCAAGAGCGAGCGCAGTTCCGTTACAGCAGCAAAGATACTAGGCGTTACATGCACATCATTATTCATGCAGGAGTCAATAAAGGCGCTATGAATATCGATACGCCCTTGGATGATGCCTACAATACGGGCGCGCTCTTCCATGCGATGACGGGCAAAGGTCTTGACATCTTTGCAGTGGTCATGGGTGCCTCGTTCATAGAACCTTGCGACGCCCGGATTCAGCGAACCAGCCGCAACTCGGTCGGACTGTGTAATACCCGTCACCCTCCCCGCTCCTTCAGGTGTTCGCACTCTTCGATCTGAATGCTGATCAAGTCGCTTATTACCGTGCCGACATTATCACGCAGCCATGACACAATTCGGGCACGCTCGATCTCTGCGCCGCGCTCCATAGCGCGTTCAAGAAATTGCGGCAGATTCTGGCCGGACACATACAGCTTCCCGTCAATGTCCATTGCCTCGACTATATCATTCATAGCGCCAGACCCGAACGCCGCCATCGGACTCACGGGCAATGAACTTCTTGCTGTTGCGACGACCCGCATGGGAAGCAGTGCTGCTCATCGAGCGAAGCGCAACGTCCTTAACAAAGAAGCTCTGGCCTACATCCAGCTGCGACCAAGGGTATTTCTCTCGGCGACCATTGTGCTGCCGCGCAGCAGGGATCGCGTGTTCATTTTCAATTTCAAAGCTCATACTATTCTCCGTTCATCTTATAAATATTACACATTCATCAATGCAATTCAACCTAGAAGTTACGCCTACGGCGCTCGTCTTTCAACAGCCTTTCAGCAGTATCCAAGCTAATGCCAAACGCAGCGGTGATATGGTGCGGACGCTTGCCCAGAAGCGTAGTGTCTGGCCAATCGCGGATGATCCTGAAGGCTAATTCCTCGCCTTCGCGTTTGTTCTTTATTCCCATAGTCCTACTGGCCACTCCTGCTTAGGTAGATAAATTGCCCGTGATGTTGCGCCGCCGAAGCGAACACTATCCGTGCTTCTCTTTGCGTATGGGTGACGCATTAAAACGCCAGCCCAACCCTCGAAATAGACAGACGTTTGCATGATCCGGTTCATGGACTGAATGCTCTGGCCTACCCATACGCCCGTGACGCTTCCGTGTTCACGCTCGATCTTCATTCCATAGCGTGCAAGAGTCGCCTCCGCTACCTTCAACCGAACATCCGTTGTGTCATCGCGGGTGAAGCAAACAAGCATCAGCTCACCAATCGTGCGATCCTGCGCACCATTAACAGTCTCAACCCTGATCATACTACCCACGATATGATGCAGCAGGGCAACGTCTTCCCGCTCTGACTTTACCTGCAGGAACTCATCAAGGTTCACCGTGTTCAGATACTTCTCGCACTGCTTCAGGTCTAACCGCTTCGTGCTATACAGGCTATGGCATCCAGCCATCAGCGTCCCCAGCTGGTCACCAATACGGCGGTTCGCCAGCATAACGGCAATCGTTTCCTTAAAGATCTCCACGTTATGACGCAGCGTAAACAGATTGTGCAGCTGTCTCGCCACCAATCGCTGTGGCATATCATCCGGGATCTCCGATGCAAGGCTCAGAAAGTCCTTGAACTCCAGCTCTTTCTTCTTGCGCTCGTCATAACTGTAGCTCTCCAGCGGCTTGATCGTCAGCACTGCCGTTCTGGAAAGGTCAGCCGCTTCCTTCAGACCAACGCCAATCGATGACATCAGGAACGACGACCGCATCGTAAACGTCTGTGCGCTATGGTTCGCAGAGCCCTTCATAATACGGCCACGCCCCTCACTCGAAGCCTGTCGCATCAGATCCATAACAGCCTTACGACGCGCCTCGTTTTGCTGCTTCTGCTTATCGTCACCCTCGGCCTCATCAAACACCACAGGCATAGCATCATTACGCAGCAGCTGACGGATACCAGCCTCAGTCGTTGCCCCTATAGGATAGATGGCCAGATCCCCAAGGCACGCGCCAGCAATCTCATTCACAATCGTAGACTTACCCGAACCCTGATTGCCCGTTACCCATGCGTGCGTTCGCCATTGTAAGCCACCGCAAACAACAGCGGTCGCAATCCAGCCAGCCAACAGGTCGCCATAGATCGGCGCATCCCAGCGCACCTTGTTGCACAGCTCGCGGATCATGCGGCCATCGTCGTCGCTTGCTTGTGCATTGTAATCGTCAATGTTTAAGATCAGATCGACATTCTTCTGATAAATCCAACGGCTCTTAAAGCGCACAAACGGAATCTCTCGCGTCTCGACGTTAGGCCTACTCACCACCAGCTTACTACCAGCATTCATCACGGCTCGATCAACGCCATCCTCGGCCTTGTCTATCCAGATACCGCGCCCACGCAGCCGCTTGGGATCATAGACCCCCAACTTATGGCAGCTATCCATGATCTGTATACCAGCCTGTATCCAATCAACGCCTTTGCCGTCAGGCTTACCCTGCTGGCTACCCCAGTGCGCTACGCTACCAAAGATATTTACACAGCCCTTCTGGCCCATCAGGCGGTCGGGATCAAATATCTCCACCTGACCACGCTGCTGCGTCTGCAGCATAAATTTGTTGTTGTCATAGCCCAGCGGTCGCCACTCGCGATCCGCATCCTCATCATAATCGATGATCTCTTCTTCTTTGACGGGCTCATCAAGCACAGCCACAGCAGCACGCTTCAGCTCTCGGCGCAGCAGTCCCGTAATGTTCTCCGGCTTAACCTTCGCAGGTAACGCATCGCCCAGATCCCAGCCGTCAGGAAACGCAGGGCTCAACCCGACAATCGAGACAGGCACAGCGTAACGCGCAAGAATGTTCTGGATCTCTATCGCCGCTTGCGCTCCAGCACTGTCATTGTCAGGCCAGACGACAACGCTATGCCCCTCTAGTATGGCCCAGCTGGTCTGCTCTACAGCATTTGCACCACCCTGCCATGTCGCCACAACCCAGCCCTCCGGCAGATACTGCGGCGCTGCATCAGCGGCCTTCTCGCCCTCGACAAGTAGCACAGGCGCACTCGGCGCAGACGCAATCATATCACTGTTATACAGCGGTCGGTTCGGCCCGAAGCCTGAAGTGATATACTTCTTGCCGTCCCAGACAATCGGTCGGATCTCTTTGCGCTTACCTTCAGGATCCCAACGCGCCACCGCACCAAAGGCAGAGCCATCGGCAATCCGGTAAATCCACATCGAGTCCGGCTCACCACCCAGCGCAGTCTTCAGCTTCGCAGGAACCTCAATGGGCTCCGGCATGGGCGTGACTATGCTCGGTGTGTCGGTTATGTCCTCGGCCTTGACCGCCGTCAGGTCTATCTTACGCATGGTTCATGCCCAGCATCTCTGCGAATCCTTTTAATGTTTCATGCAAGCTATCCCCGAATAGCCTCATAGACAGGTCGATCATGTCGCCATGCTCACCAGTCGCGAAGTCTTTCCACCGCCCAGTGCTAAGGGAAACCCCCAGCGAAGCGTTGCGATCAGTGCGCCAAGGCGCAGTGCAGACAAACCAATTACCCTGCCGCTTGCCATTGGGTAGCCAAGCCTTGCACAGTGCCTCGATGTGTGTGGAACTCAAGCGATCCTTAATATCGCTTATAGATATTGACCGGAGATTGACGGTCTTACCAGTGGCGGGGAAAGGGATTCGCTCACTGGAAGATATGTGGTTTTTAGGCAAGCCTTGGACATTGCCACATTTTCCGGTCATGTCCTTAATACCTTTCTATAATCGCGCCGTCAAACGCACAAACACTAATGCTGGCATAGCAAAACGAAACTGACAAGCCCTAACCTTCGCTGTCGTAAACGCCGCCTACAAAACTATATCGATGAAAGCGGATAGGAATCGCCTCGGTGCGATACACCTTCCCCGCAGCATCCTTCCATTTCCCGTGCTTATCCAGCCGGATACGGAACGTCAGTGCTTGCGGGTCAGACGCTATCGTCCACTCCTGCTCTTTCTCGTTCGTGCAGTGGCCCATGATCATCGCTGGTCGCCAACCTTTCTTTAGGTCAGCGATCATCTCGCGAATCACAAGCTCATGCCCACTTATATATTCCACTACCTCAAAAGGGATAGTCCCCTTCTCCTCATAGCGGTTAGCAAATTTGTGAACCATGATGGATCAAAGGCCCAGACGCGCACGAACCGCTTGCCTAAGCATTATCGGCGTGAAGCCCCAGATCTTAGTCGCAGAGCTATACTCCGTCACCAACACCTTGATTTCACTATCTATTTCCTGCAGCTTCCGCGCTGCCTTATCGCGCTGCTCGAAGGCTTTGCGCGCTTTCAGTATCACTTCTTTATCAGTCATCACAATAACTCCAGTATCTCTGCTTTGTCCGTGCAATCCGCGACTACCTCGTCAGCGTCATTGCCATAGACAAAATAAATTGCGCCGATCCGTTTGCCGTCAGCGTTCGCCACATACAACCACTCTTCATCGCAGTGTCCCAGCCCAGCCATAACCTCTTCAAGGTCATCGCTATGCAGAACAGGAGACTCCTCGCCGTCAAACACTGTCAACAAATAGCCCTTGTCCAACGCGCGCCCCACTATCTGTTTCACTACGAAACGCTCTTCGGTGTCCATATCGTCCTCCGTGGTTCTCTGCGGCCATACGCTACTAGCGTATCCATCGCCTTGTAGTAGTCATCCCACAGCGAAGGATCGATGTCGGTGCTATCATCGCCGCTAACGTGTTCATCAATCGAATTGACAATCAGATCCAGCATATCCAACAGATCGTCTGCGTCTGCTGCGTCCAGTTCCCTCATTTTCTATCTCCTGCAAACGCTTCGAGCGTCTCAAGCTCTTCCAACATGGCCCTCATGCCTTCACGCAAAATGGAAAACGAGCCCTCCTCTGCAATGATCTGGCGCAACTTATCGTCGATCATGTCAAAGAATTGAGCGGAATCCGTAAACGCCTCCTGAAACCGATAGACGTTCGCATCCACCTTGCTTGCGACCTCGGCCTTAACCATCATCTCAATCTGCGGACGCAACACAAACATAATGCTCTCCGCGATAGGCGCTCGGTTCAAACGATACAGCGCCAGAAAATCATCCCTCTCCATCATCAGCCTCCACCAGCTTCATGGCCCACAAAATCTCTTCCTTGCTAATCGCTTTCAGCAAATCCTTCAGCTTCACCCGTGCGTCAAGCTCATCACTCGCCATCACGGAAAAGCCCAGCGTGAAATCAAACTGCTCCATATCAATATGCCTTCCCGTTTCTATACTCGATAGTGGTAACTTCGCTGGCGCGTTCGTCGATCACTGTCCAAAGCCGATCATCTTCCTTGCTCAAGGTCAGCGCAGCCCACATAGCGTGCGAACCATACTCAAACCGCGCAACCAACTTGCAATCCAATTCTAAACGCACATTCATGATGCCTCTTCCTCTCCCATCAAGCGTTCCCAATCGTCGCGGTGAACCTTGATCCACAGACAATCCTCGAACTCCTCCATAACCTCGGCGTTCCACAGCACATCGAAGGCCAGCGCCACTCTTTCCCAATCGTTCATCCGTCTATCTCCTGCAAAAGCTGGCCGACCTCTGCAACGAAGCCGTCATTCGTTTTCGCGAAATGCTCGTAATCGTAAACCAATCGCTCCAGAGCGGTATACATCCGCTTATAGTGCCCCTCCATCGCCAAGATCGCGGTCAGGTTCTCTACGCTATCGTCATACAGCTCGCCTTCATTGTTTACGGCATTGCCCATCAGCACGCATTTGTTGCTCTGCAGCAGCTCGCGCACAGTGCGGAATATATCGTCAGCCATCACGCCTCTCCTTCTGCCTTTGCTATCGCGGCCCCTATCTGCGCCAAGGCTTCATCTTCCTCGCCTTCATGGTTGCAGACCTCAAGCCGATCCCTCGCCAATTCCAGCGCGTCCAACAAATCAGGCGCAGCCATTATCAGCCGTGCGTTCGCCTCGTGATCGCTCTCGCTTACAGTCTCGTCATCGCAATCGATCATGCAAACACGATAGTCGCCCAATGCTTTATCGGTGGCAAAAACATCTAGGTTCCCCATCGAAACGCAGCCGTCAATATACCATTTATTCATCATCCCACTCCTCAAACGCAAATGCGAAACAATCGCGCAAATCCTCGTCCTCGCAATCGCCAATCGGTGAGTTCACCTCTGAACCCGCGCCATAGCGCCCAATGAAGTCAAAGCCCGTCTCGCAATACTTCGCGTCCACAACCAGCCCCTGATCCTCGGCATAGCGATACGCCTCAACAGGTGGCGACCATGCGCTATCAAAACGAAACGCAACGCTCTCGCCCTCGTCATCAATGTCAACGTCCTTAACGTCCCATTTCGTCCCCCAGTGCTCAACGCTCCAGTCATACCAGTTATTCGTGCCATGCTCCTCGCGCTCGGACTCGCCCACGTTCCCCCGAAAGACGTTCTCCGGCATCGGGCGAATCGCGTTAAGCAACTCCCCTCTGCCAGCGCCCTCAATCAGCGCGTCCAACTTCTCTCTCGGCCCCGTAAACGTAACCACATTTTCACACCAATTCGGCATCATCTATCTCCCTCGTCTAGTGTTTCAATCAGATCGAACACCCGACTATCATCGCCGCGCACAATCGAACCCAACAATTCCAAGAGGCCGTCACGCGCCTCCATCTCACCATCCGCGCCAATATAAAAATCCGCGCTAAAAACATATGTCGCCATCATCCGTCTCCTAACAACAATCACAGTCAGCCAGCGCCACACCATTGCGGCACAATTCAGCCTCTGGCCGATACGCATCGATATTCATCGCCGCAATTTCATACCAGTTTACGCTATTCAAAAACGCCTCGGCATAATCCAACGCAATCCCAGATGCCTGTGCGCCAACAGTCTCTAACGCCATCTCGCGCAAGCTCTGGCCCAGATCGTATGCGTCCATCTGGTTGTCGCTGGCATAGTCACCATCGAACATCTCCAGATTAACGCGCCACGTTTCGTAATTCGTCCAACCGTTATAGGTGTTATCACTTTCCATCTCGAATCCCTTTCAATCTATCTGTAATACCGCAAGCCATCATCCGGCGCGATAAACCAACGCTTCATTATGCGCGTCCCCTTGTGGCAACATTCCTCCGGCGAAAAATCCCGATAGTGCGTTGCGCCCAAGCCAAACCGAACCTCGCTAGGTGTCGGTGGCCTATGATACGAAACATATTCAACGCCATCGCGCAGGGGCAACGTCATCACGCTTCCCCTTTCGCTGCCTTAATCGCCGCCGATGCAATAAACCGCATCCCTATCGCCGAACCGCCATTTAGCTCCACCTCAACAATGCGCTCCAGAGCCACCAGCATATTAGCCACAGTCTGCCGAGCCTCGATCAGCTCCGCCAGCGTGTCGCGAATGGAAGCCCGTTCAGGGGCCTCCAACGCCATAACCGCATAGTGCAGCGAGCTCACCGCATCGCGCATCACATTATTAACATCAGCCATCACGCCGCCTCCTTCGTCACATAACGGCGGACAGTCGCCCATGCCCGTTCAACCTGATCCGCAGGGAAATATTCGGGGAAGCTCACCACTACGCATTGCGCCGCGCAATCCTCCTCAAACCATTGCGATGAACCAGACCAATAGGCCGCATAGTCTTTCATCTCTTGCGTGATACGGGGAAGCAATTCACGCGCTACCCAGATGCCACCATGCGATGCCGTCGAAACATAAATGATACCATCGGCAATGACTTCTTCGTCCTGCACGATGCCCCAAGGGGAAGACTTTCCATTCAACGTAAACGTCATTTCAAATACCCTTTCTCAATTCATTCGATTACAACGTCACATTGTAATCTGTCACCATTCATAGTTTAGCCGAATTGCATCTGTCAACAACAAAATATCATCCGAATGCAAACAATCGCATCATCCTTTATATTTTACAAAATGTCACGGTTTTGCCCAAAAATGTCACGGAGGGTGTGACAAATAAGTGATTGTTATTCCACAACTATTTTTTAAAATGTCACGCCCCTGTGACAAATATCTCTTTGATAAATATAGGTTTTCCCAAAATGTCACGGATTTTCCTGAAATATATCCCTATATATATCCCCCTACCCCTCTCTTACCCTAACCAACTTTTTTATTAGGGGGTTATATATATATAAATTTCATGACATTTAGTTATATATATAGAAAAAGGGCGGGAATCAGCCGTTTTTTTTGTCACAAAGGGTGTGACATTTTTCGAAAAAGCGTGACAAACCACCCTCAAACCCGCAGAAATCAGCCGTTTTCTTTGTGACATTGCGGAAAATGCGCGCTTTCCTATCTAATTCAACCAATAGCGCCAACCTATGTCAACAACGTCAACAGGGTTGGACGCGCCTCCCTATGTAATTCAACCCCAGCTGTCGGTCGGGAAGGTTAAAAAAAAGGGGAACCGAAGCTCCCCTGATTTCAGTTGTAGATTAGGTTCGGACAGGGCGGCATGCTTTCCCATGTATCATGGGGGAATGCTGGTTCGTCTTCCTGCACCCATCGAGCGCCGTAGGAGCCATGCTCATTGCTCTGGCCGCCGTATCTGGGGTCACTGTTTAGCCAGAGGGTCTTAACGCGCTCACGCACCTCCTCTGGGGCTTCCTGTGCGCGGCGGGTTAGCTCTACCATTACTTCGTCTAGGCTATCGCCTTCCACCGATAGCGGCCGATACTTGCCCAAGAAATAGATTGTGCCGATGTAGTGGGTCATGCTGTAGCCTCCAGTTCGGGCGGTAGGATTTTGAAGATATTTAAAGGCATCCAATCCTCTTCCTCGCCTGTCTCAAGCACGGACACTACGTCCTCGCGGCAATAGGCTTGCGTGTCGCTATCGTTCAGCTGCAGGAGCGTGAGCATCGTGCGGACAGTGCTATTCCATAGGCGGCAATCGTCGACAGTCTCGCCGTTCAACGTGCCGACGATTTCATAGTCGCCATCGCTGCGCTGCCAAGCGAACGTGATATAGTTAGGAATGCGGGTCATGCTGCCATCTCCTTGGTATCAGCCACCAGCTCATCATACTGGCGAGCCAAGCGCAGCAGCTCTTCACGGGCCATCTCTTTCCCCTTCTCCTCACCATCCTCAAGCACCATTAAATAAATCCGCACTGCGGCTTCCCATGTAGGGGTTAGGTCAATCGTTCTCATGTTAGTTCCTTTCACTTGTGTCATCCGTTATGACAGCTGTAGAAAACACGACTTTGACAATTATGTCAACGTCATAATCAACGGTTCATCGCGTTTCGCGCTAGCCTATGTAATTCAATCCCAGAAAATCAGGGGGTCGCGCCTTCCTATGTATTTCAATCCCAGATCAGGGCGGAGGCGGTCAAAAAAAGGGAGCCCGAAGGCCCCCGATCTTTCAATCTCCTTTCATCGTGTGCTTGATCGCGAAGATCGACAGGAGCAGGACGCCCCAGAAGAACGACAAGATCGCGATGTGGGCGGTCATGCCAGCCGCTCGGCGTCCAGCTGGCAGGCCTCGATGAAGCGCTGCCGGTCGAAGCGGTTGTTGTCCTGATGCAGCTGGTCGGCCAGCCGGTGCGCGATGGCGTGAGTGGCCAGCCTCTCGCCGGTCAAGAGTGCCTTAGCCGTGTCGCTTTCAAAAGCCGTCGAGGCAAGGTCGCGGCTCATCTGGGCGAGAACCTCGGCGATCAATACATAGTCTTTGCGTGTCATGGTATGTTTCCTTAGAACTGTGACCGGCTGCAGCAGGTTCTGCCTCCGCAGCCGGTCGGTTGGGTTAGAAGTTGAAGGGGTCGAAAGCTGTCATATCGCGATCAGCCCAAGGCGAGCGGTCGTTGCGATCCGCCAGCTGGTTGAGCAGCTGCTGCTTGTCCGGTGAGAACCGATCCCAGAAGTCGGCAACGCAGTTGAGGCCAACGCAGGGCTCTTCGCTCTCCTCAGGCGTTGGGCCGGTGTAGCTGTCAACGCAGATCCACAGCTGTTCGTATAGACCAGATGCAAGCACTCCATCCCAGCACTCGGCCACCTCGTCAGGGCGGATCGTCTGGAACCAGCTGTTAGGTTCAATCTTCATGTTATGTTTCCTTTGCACTATCGACGGGAGACACGGCCCGACCCGCTGGGCAACTCGCCCGCTGCAATTCTTATCAGCTGCAACACCTATGTCAACATCATATTAAACACGGATAAACACCTGGTCGAAAACCGGAGACATCACACTGCAATGTGCGCCTGGTCTTGTTGTAAATCACAGCGCGATGTGACCGCGACCGCTGGAAATCAGGCACAGGTCAGCTGCAGCTGCTGGCTAGACCCCCACCCACCCACTTTGCACAGGTCAGGCGCGTGTGTAGTGTATATACACCCTCCCTCCCCCACATTTCTTTTCAAAACATTTCCCCCCTATTCCTGACCCCCCACCCCCTGATATAGCCCCCTTTGTTTATATCTGCGGCTTTATAAAAAATTATATATTGCTTTAATGTGGGTGATGATTATGTGGGATGATATGGATATGGAAGACGGCGGCTTTGGTTTGGGCTCTTTGATCGGCGATGACGCTGAGATTGCGATGCGTGAGGACCGTGATTTGGTTTTTGCGCGTGAGTATGTGCGGTTAAGGGCGCTGAAATCGAAGAACCCTGCTGAGCTTGCGTGCGTCCGGGCTGGTATTACGAATCCTGAGTATCACATCAAGGTAGTTGCGGAGCGGCAGTTAGCGCGTCCTGAGGTTCAGCGGCTGGTAACTGAGGCTGAGACTTCCGGGCTAACGATTGAGCGGACGGAATACACGCGGGATTTGTTTCTGGATGAGCTGCAGGCGGTGCATGAGCGGGCATTGGATGCGCGTAATTTCACGAGTGCGATTAGTGCGGTGAAGACGCAGGCGCAGTTGCTAGGGTTTATGGATCAGACGGTGAATATCAATCACACGGTGACGGCGAAGGATCTGGATCTGGCTACGTTGCGTGCGATGGTTGCGGATCGGGCGAAGCCGGTGAATGTTATAGATGTGGATTATAAGGAGATAGAGTTATGAATCGTAAGGATATAAAATTACGTGATTGGTACGCTGGCGTAGCCATGCAGGCGCTCATAGGCGTGCGTGAGTGGGATTCTCATGCCGGAGAATTAATAGTTTCAGAGGCACTTTACATGGCCAAAGAGATGATGGAGCAGCGGCAGAAGGAAATTTTTGCTGAAATGGACGCTGAAATAACCGCTGTAATGGACAAGCGGCATGCTGAAGGTTGAACAGACAGTTTTCTGCGACATTTGCAGCAGCGAGATAAGAAGCGACACGCAAATTGTTTATCCCGGAACCCAGATGTATAATATCGGGCGTGGGCCCGTGGGCGTAACGCAATGGAATGACGTATGCGGGGCTTGCCATGACCCGTTGTTAAATGCCGTGTGGGCGCTCAAGACGGCGAAGGACGCCGAATGAACGATAACCTGACGACGGATGACTTACTGGCGGAGCTGGTTGCCCGTGAGGAGGCGATGGCGTCGTTTGCGAAGTATATTGAGTATGTGAGTGGGTTGAAGCCGCCACCACACTTGAAGCTGATCTGTGACAAGCTGGATGAGGTTGCTGAGGGCAAGATCCAGCGGCTGATGATTTCGATGCCACCGGGGCATGGTAAGTCGTTTGCCGCGTCGCATTACTTCCCGGCCTATTATCTGTCGAAGAACCCGACGAAGAACGTGATCTTCTCGACGCATAAGCAGGAGTTGTCTGACAGTTTTGGTCTGAAGGTTCGTAACGTGATTAAGAGCGACGAACACAGGCGGTTGTTTCCCGGCGTTGGGATTAGTGCGGACAAGACGGCAGCGGGCGAGTGGATGACGACGCAGGCTGGTGGTTATCACGCGACGGCTGTTGGTGCGAACGTGACGGGTCGGCGTGGGGATATATTGATTGGAGACGATTTGCTGTCGGGTATTCAGGCAGCTGAGTCGGACAGTGAGCGGAATAAATTATGGGCTTGGTACGGTGCGGATTTTTTCACGCGCCGTAAGAACAAGGATACGCCGATCATCCTGATAGGAACGCGCTGGCATCTGGGGGACCACATGGGTCGCTTGGATCAGGGCGAACGGGATGGTGAAGGCGAGAAGTGGGAGCGGGTGATTTTACCCGCACTGGCGGTGGATAACGACATTCTGGGGCGAGAGCCCGGGGATGCACTGTGGCCGGAGCAGTTCCCGAAAGAGGAACTCGAAAAGATCCGCCGCCAGCCTTCCACGACGAGCCGTATCTGGTCGTCGCTGTATCAGCAGAATCCGGTTGTGGATGCTGGTGGTATCATCGATCAGACGTGGTTTAAGTGGTGGCGTTCCCCGGATCCGCCTGAGGTGAAGTACGTTATACAGGCGTGGGATACGGCGCTGACGGCGAACAAGACATCGGCGTTTAGCGCGTCCACGACGTGGGGCGTGTTTGACGATGAGAATGATATACCGAATCTGATCCTGTTGTCGGTGTGGCGCGACCGTGCGGAGTGGCCGATACTGCGGCGCATGGTGCAGCGCATGGCGATTGATTACAGGGACGATAACTATCGCGTGCCGATTAAGGTATCGAAGAATCGGCAGCCGGATACGGTACTGGTGGAAGCCAAGGCGAACGGCCAGATGCTGATACAGGATTTAGGCAGAGCGGGAATTGTTGCAACGCCATTTAATCCTGATAAGTTTGGTGATAAGATAGCGCGTGTTCGGTTAGTGACTGACTTGATAGAAAATGGTAGAGTGTGGCTACCGGCGATGAAGCCGTCATATGATGAGCTTAGGCCGTGGGCGCGTGACTTTATGGAACAGTGCGTGCAGTTTCCTGCAGCTGATTCGAGGGACTGGGTTGACACGATGACAATGGCGTTCTTACGGATTAAGCAGTCTGGCTGGGTACACAATACGGATAACCCATATGAAGAGGTGTATGACGTACCGCTTGAACGCGCTTCATTTTATTGATAGGAGGCATAATGGCCCGTAAACCGATGACTATCGAAGATACACTGCGTCCTCAGTTTGAGGGCATTGGCGGCGTTGACGTTGACATGCCTGAGGGCGATGCAGAATACGAAATTGAAATGGGCGGACCTGAGATGGTCGATGGCGCTGAGATCACCGAAATGGATGATGGCGGCGTTGAGATTGATTTTGACCCAGAGATGGATGTTGAAGAAGAGAGTCGGCACGATTCGAACCTAGCGCTGTACATGAACGACATGGCTCTGAACGGCGTTGGCGAGATGCTGCTCAGTGGCGTTGAGGAAGATCGTCAGTCACGCGGTGATTGGGAAACCACGATGTCTGAGGGCATCAAGCTGATGGGTCTGAAGATTGAAGACCGCCAGACGCCATTCAAGGGCGCGTGTGGTGTTTACGACCCACTCTTGGCAGAAGCCGTTGTGCGTTGGCAGGCTGTGGCCTGTGGCGAATTGCTGCCGGCAGCTGGCCCTGTGAAGACGCAGGTCATTGGCGTTGCGAACGAGCAGCTGGATGCGCAGGCGTCGCGGGTTAAGGATTTCATGAACCTTTACCTTACGGAATTGGCGCCTGAGTTCTACGAAGAGTTCGATCAGATGTTGTTCTGGTTGGCGCTGGTGGGCTCGACGTTCAAGAAAGTTTATCAAGATCGGCTGCTGGGACGCCCGGTGAGCCGTTTTGTTTTGCCGGATAATTTCATTGTTGCGTATGGCACGACGGATTTGGAAACGAGCCCGCGTTATTGCCACATTACGCCGATGACGCGCCGGAACTTCCGTTTGGCGCAGCTGGCTGGTGTGTATCGCGACATCAAGGTCGGTGATCCACAGCCGGATGATACGGATCAGACGCCTATTCAGGCGCAGGTTGATGGTGTTCAGGGCGTTGAGCCCGGCGCTGAAGGCACAGAAGAATACAAGATCTACGAGGTTTATGCAGACCTGAATCTTGAAGGCTATGAGAATGAGGATGGCATTCCTCTGCCGTATATCGTGACGATTGAAGAGGGTAGCCGTAAGGTTCTGTCGATCTATCGGAACTATGAGGAAGACGATCCCACGTTCCAGCGCGAGAGTTCGTTCGTTCACTATAAGCTTATGCCCGGTGTTGGCTTCTACGGCCTTGGCTATGCACACTTGCTGGGCAACTCGGCGAAGACGGCGACATCGATCCGCCGTCAGTTAATTGACGCTGCGACGTTGAACAACTTCCCCGGTGGCTTGCGCGTTAAGGGCATGCGTCTGGACGATAACAACATTGGGATTGGCCCGACTGAGTTCCGTGAAATTGACACGGGCGGCATGCCGATTCAGAACGCAATCATGACGATGCCCTATAAGGAGCCATCGCAGGTTTCTCTGGCATTGTTGAAGGAAACGTATGAGAGTGCGCGGAATCTTGCAAACACGGCGGAGATTGCCGTGGGTGAAGGCAGACAGGATGCCCCAGTTGGAACGACTGTGGCTCTTATGGAAGCGGCAACCCGACTCCAGTCAGCGACCCTCAAGAGGGCGCATAAGGCATTCAACCGAGAACTGAAGATGATTGCGAATTTGTTTGGCAAGTATCTGCCAGACGAACCGTATCCATTTCCAGTTCGCGGCGGTATGTCTGCGATTATGCGTGAAGACTTCTCGTCGAACGTCGATGTCATTCCAGTAAGCGATCCGAACATTTCGTCATCGGCACAGCGCATGATGCGGGCAGAAGCTCTGTTGCGGTTTGCTACACAGCAGCCTGACCAGCACAATCTGCGTGAAGCCTATCGTCAGATGTATGTCGAGATGGGTATTGATGAAGAAAAGATCGAATTGCTGCTATTGCCTGAGCAAGAAAAGCCTAAGCCGCTGGATCCGTTGTCTGAGAATCAGAACGCGCTGACGGGCAAGCCATTGGTTGCCGGCGCGTATCAGGATCACGATGCACACATCGCGGCGCACGCCCCGATTGCTGAAGAGAACCCAGCGCTACAGGCCCACATCAATGAGCATTTGGCTCTGAAGATGCGCGTGCAGGTTGAGCAGATCATTGGCCAGCCGTTACCGCCTCCGGGCCAGCCGCTGCCGCCAGAGATCGAGAACCAGCTTGCGGCTATGGTTGCACAGGCCATGCAGCAGCTTGCGCCATCCTATAAAGCTCAGCCTCCGGGCCCTGATCCAATGCTTCAGGTGGAGCAGATGAAGGTTCAGCAGCGCGATGCTGATAGTAAACTTGACGCCCAAGTCGATATGGCGAAGGCGCAATTAGAAGCACAGACTGACGCGGAAGACCGTGCTTCACGAGAACGGATTGCAGCAATGAAGATGCAGTCCGAGGCCCTGCGTAATAATGGAGGTTACCAATGAAAATGACTGACATGCGGGCTAAGGCTCGTGCAATTTTCGGCCCAGCAATCGCTCCC